AGCTTCTGCATCCGCCAAACTCTTAGCATATGCTTCACGCTTGAGTCTCGCAACTTCAAATGCTTCTGCAGTAGGTCGCGGCGGGGTTACTTCTGCTATCTTAGCAGCTTGTTTTGCCTTCTCTTCTTCGACAACTTTCAGTGTGTCTACTGCCTCTTCAACTTTTGCAGTCTCCGCTTTAGCAGCCTCTACAACAGGATTATCTGTGTTAACCTTACTAGGGTCTAACACATAATCACGGCCAGCTTTCGGCTTACTCACCACATTAGCAGGTTGAAATTGGACATCCCTATCAGCAGGAGGCAAGCCAACTGTATCTAGGAAGCGTCCAGCGACATTATCCGAAGTTTCACCAGTCGCACCTCGTAAAGCTTCCGCTTCCCTAATAGACTCATTAGATTGGAACTTGAGCCTATTCTTTACAAACCCAGCCTTAGGATTATTCAACAGGATGTTACCCAATATGTTGATAGCATCTTGCCCACCTATATCACGCCCTGTTGTGGATATATCATGGGCAGCCATACCGGTGCCGATACCAGCACCCACGCCTACATTCGCAAGTGCGTTAATGTCTACTGCATTTATGCTACCACGACCTGTCGTGGCCAACTTAGATATAGCCTTTCCAGCCTCGCCAACTACCTTAGGGTCAAATCGCAGTCCAAGTGGAAGGCCCGCAGCTACATTACCTGCCGCTGATGCATAAGGATTGGTCTGCTGATAGCTCTCAAGTTGACGATTGACAGAGGGCGCAACAGCTTCAATAGCAGCACCCTGCACTTTGCTCGTTAACAAACCTGCTCCAAGAGCGGCAATTGCTCCACCAGCAATAGGACCCCATATCGGGCCGCCAGTTGGAATTAAAAGAGGAAAACTTCCAATTGCAAGACCCGCTTTAGCACCTATAGGAATAGCAGATAGGGCCGCAGTAGTAGGCACAATCCCTGCTGCAAGGTTTGAAGTAAATGCGCCACCCGCAGAATTCTGATTTTGCGTTTGCTTGGAGATAGGCGAAACCATAGACTGCCCAACCACAGGTTGCAGTGTGGGCTTCTTTACTATCTCTACCGTCTCATCATCTACATCATAGATGGCGGGGTCTAAACCCTTAGACTGGATGAATCGTATCTTCTGCTCGGGAGTGAGTGTGAGTGGCATAATAGTTATTATCTAGACGCGGGTTTTCCAGCTTTTCCATATATCCATTCCTGCAGCTTCGAAATCATCCGGTCATTCTGTGGAGTGAATGGTGTTAGACTAGCTATACCTGGGATAATTGGCACATACGGATTATTCCAAATACTATTAGGATTATCACCGCTAAACATCGCAGTGCCAAAGTCCATAAGTTTGCCCTTCACGCCTACATTTTCGATAGTGCGTTCTGCGTCTAACTGCTTTTGCCTAGCTGCTGCCGCTGCCGCTTCGAAAGGTTTAGAAATCGGGCTGCGTGTCGTAGCTTCTCCAGCAGCAATAGCAGCAGCAACTTTGGCAGCCTGTTCATTGGCAGGCAAACCTACTTTAGCTGCATTCCATTGGTCAGAAAGAGTAGGAGGCGCGCCAGGAATACTACTAGGCGTGCTCACTTGGCTCTTGAAACCTCCGGTAACAGGAGCCAGATTAGGATTAAATTGATGCAAATAATCACCAGCACCAACAAGTGTAGAGCCTTCTTTCTGTTTAGCAGCTAATAGAGCAGCCAACCATGCAGGCGTTGCTGCCAGGGTATTCTGTGCGTTCAGAGCATTCTGTTTAGTTACAACTTGTCCTGCGCCCGCCTGTCCCATATCAGTGCCACCATATGCGGATGCTGCCCTACCATACTGGGCAAGCATATCATCTGTGGGCGTTTCTAAGGGAGCCGGTATGATATTATTAGCAAAGGCAGGCGTCCGTCCAAGCACACTATATAACGCGCGTCCAGCATCCAAATCTTTACGTTTGGATAGCAAATCCTCACGATCATTTTTACGAGTCTCGCCTTCTTTTTTTAATTGTTCCTGTTCGCTATTTAACATTCGCGCGTCTGCAAATGCTTCTTTGCGAATTATACCCTGCTCTACGGCAGTCCCAAGAACAGCATCCTTACGCGCATCTTCTTGTATTTGCTGCAAATCCAAAGCATTCGTATGACCAATCTTCTGCAACGCTATCGCATTCTGCAACTGCCTCGCAGAATCCAGCTTGGAAATCATCTGATTAACATTCATCGCAGCCTGTTGGCGAGTAGCGTCATCAACGCCGCGCGGATTAAATATACGCTGCATGAGCGTGGGGTCTTGATAAAGACGGTCAGCACCATACTTACTAACTGGTCCGCCCTCGACAGGCTCCTTGCCAAAGTCAGCATTTAACGCAGGCCCGCCAAAGATAGCAGCACCAAGCTGACTATCTCCACCACCACTACTACGACGGCTACTACCTGGAGCGGGTCTATTAGGCATAATTTTATTTAGTTAATAACTCAAAATCCACACTTGCTGACGTTGGTTTAATTCCTGCTTGCCACTTGGCAAAATTGATGAACACTAGAGGTAACTTACCTACTGTGAATCTATGCGACCATCCAGCTTCTACACTGAACGTGCGAAAAGCCTGATACCATTTAGGCGTGTATGATTGCTCATCTACCTTAAATGGCTTACGACGATAGAATGTTGTCTGGCCCATAATGAACATTAACTCAATGTCCTCATGTGGATGGCTATGCTCAGGTATAACATATCCAGCTGGGCAATACCACAACTCTGCCGTATATTGGCCGCACTTAAATAACAGCAAACCAATACACGAATCATATTTTCGCAGCAGGCTCATATTGGATTTCCATTTTCATCGTGATGATGCCTGTAAGAATCATCTCTAAATAGCAGGCTTACCTTACGGGATTCATCATATCCACACAACAGCTTAACTACCATGACGACCAATGTGTTACCTGATGTTCTCATGCAATCTGAGAATTCTTTCTTCCATTGCACATTTGAGTGTTCATATAGAACGCTATCAGCATATTCATTATTGATATTGCAAATCAATGGATACAGGTAATCGTAGTATTTGCGATAAAAGCGGCAATTGAATATTTCACAATACAGCTGAAATGTTTTAAGTATCACTTCAGGATTAGTTATCTTTTCATCTATGATATCATCCACAGCATGAGCAAATGTTCCATAGGCACACAGAAATCTAAATGCATCAGCGCCATCTTCGTGTTGTAATAGTAGTTGCTCAACTGCAATTGATAATTCTGTGCGTGTTAGCATGAAGGCATATTTCCCATCGTTTCATTAAACCTATCCAATCCATCGCGCCTATTTGCATTGATACCCATTTCAGTGCGCTTGTTTTCGCCAACTTGACTTAGCAAGTTACCTGTCATGCCCATAGTTTGGTCACCAGCACCTTTTGTAGCACCCATGAACTTATTATCACCAGTGTTAGCAAAGGAAGGCTTACCCGTAGCCTGCTGGAATACATCAACGCCAGAGCGCATACCACCCATAGCTCCAGTAGCCATACCAATAGCCTGCCCTAAGCGGTCGCGAGAAGCATTACCGAATGTCTGTGCATTCGATATTACGTTAGACATACTGCCAGAATTAGCATTGCCTGATTGTATGTTTTGGCGATTGAGAAAGCGAGTGATAGCTTCCTCCTCGCCAGCAGATTGACCCTTAAACAATTCGCCGATACCTTTAGCAGATTGCTCACGAAGCCTGTAGTATTCAGGGTCGATTTCACGCTGCGCTCTATTCGCCGCTCGTATTAAATCCATTCCCGGCCCAGACATAACATCTCTGTCTGTAGCAGCAGACGCCATAGCATTAGAGCGAGCAATCTCGCTACCAATACGATTCAAGTCCCGTCCGGATGTGTTATATATGTCAGTCTGAAGCTTGGCATATCCCGGCTCTGTCTGCTGGCGTGAATATAATTGCGCCAATTCATTGGGTGCTATATTCTCGTTTGCCAACTTCATCAAGTCTGGCAAGTTTTCTTTCATAGCTGCCAGCATTGAAGCTGTGGATTCACCGGCGGCGGGCGCGGGGGGGTCGCCACACAGCACACGATTACCATACATCGGAACACCACAGTAGTTGTTGTTTATCATAGTTGTTCGTAAAATATCTCAGTTTCCCACACCTTATTATATCCAAGAGCTGGCATATGTTTATTGTAAGGACTATGTTTATTACACGCTACAAAATATCCAGCATGTCCTTTTGTTTCCATTATGGAACGGTATATTCTTTGTAAGTGTAACGAATCACGAACCTTAACCTTATCCGAGCAATTCCATACTAGAAGTAAAGGAACTGATGCAACACTAGCACAGCCAATGATTTCATTAGTATTAGACCTGACAACGTGAGTAGGCCAATTGATATTATCATTATCAGCCTTAGCCGCTTCTATGCACGCTTTATATTCATCTGTAGTCTTTATCGAAGATACTGTTGGATATGGATTCATCAAGACAATTTATTCAATGCACCTTTACGTTTTGCACAACCTCCGCAAGTCTTCAAGCTAGTTCCTAATACAGCATCTATCATGCCAGCTACAGGTTGTGCTATACTAGCAACTCTATCACCTAACCCCACAAAGCCCCATTCGCGTCCATATGGACACGCATAGTCTTGTTTTGTGATGTCACTAAACCTGCGCTTCATATCAATGCGAAATGCAATACCTTTAGGAGTCTGCTCTCTACACGTCTTACAGTGTAGGTTCGACCTGCAATGGTTTGAGTCAAAGAAGCTCATGTTAGCTGATTGTTATAACCCACCCTTGAGCGCCAAACGACGACCCCGAAACAGGAGTATAAACTCCAACGGGGGTTTTGGATGATGCAGGCGGTTCTCCAACCCAGCATCCGTTCTGGCGGGCAGTTGCAGGGATGGTAGGGCCGGTTGCTGACAATCCAGGATTATTTCCCCACATATTTGTGCTCATCATCCACTCCCAGTCACTATTGCCCTTTGAGGTAGCTCCTATGTGCCAATTATAAAGGTTGTCCTCATCCTCAAGCGTTGTTTCGCTAGGAGGTTGATGAGAGTGTATGGATATTTGGCCACCGTAGGTGCAGTCTCCGACGATGGGGGGACCGCCTTGAGGGTCGTAGCCCCTAATAAGTGTTCCTTCTCCGCTATAGTTCGTGCTACCTTCACCCATGTTTGTAAGCGGAAGAGAGAAGTGCACAGAAGCCGGCAATAAGGAACAGTCCCACCGCATATCAACCGTATATGTTCCATCCAACGGACAACCAGTAATCTTGTGAGTCCCTGTTACTCGGAAGTTCACTGGCCCGAGACTATCAACTACCTGCAGGCAGAAATTTGAAAGGCCAGCACCCTCGTCGTCCTCGGGTATGATAGCGCCACTGTAGGCGTAGCTCGCCGATACTGTATCAATTATATACTCTTCGTATAGTGCAGGAAAGTCAACGCGGTTCCGCCAGACATAATCCGAAGCGGCATTAGGACCGACATACCCGGGAACTGTTTTAATAAACGTGCCGAAATCCCGGTATTCCACAACATCACAAGGTAATTCACACGTTACAACAAGGGTAATAACACAATGCTGAACGCAACCACCAGTGCCAGTGGCTACAATATCAAACTTGTATTCGCCAACAGGGAAGCAATATGAAACACCAGCTTCATATATAACACCATCCTGTTCAACCGTGCCGCCAGACATACCAACTGATTCGCATCCATCAAGCCACACAACTGCATCAAAAGGAACATAATCATAACACGGACATTCCTCAGGCGTCTCTGCCGTCCTGACTATATTATGAAATTCATCATTGCAAGTTATAAGGGCATCGCATGGCTCACATTCTAATGTTATAGTTATAATATCTGTGTCATAACATCCATTAGGATAATTCTCGTCCGCCTCCGTATCAGCCTGCGCTTGGAAAGTATGCACTCCAGGGTTGGGCAAACACACTTCGTAGGGGAAACCCTCACGACCAGTGAAGACCTGCAAGGCAGCTTCCGGAGGGGGAGTGCCGTCTGGATTATTGGGGACTATTCGAATGAACCCTGCATTGCGAACCTTTGCGTGAGCGTATACAACTAGACTACTTAAATCCACCGTATAGCACGGACATACGCCATCCGGCCCGGGCGGTGCTGCTGGAACTTTGGCATATAAGTTAGTAACCGTTATAAGATTACCACACACAAACGGGTCGCCATGAGACGGCGGGTCAGGAGGAAAAGTCACACAACGGTCAGTGCCAAGCTCGACTCCGTTTATCTTGGTAGTGCCAGCAAGAAAAACTGTTGCACCCATTCCGTATTTAACATTAGTTGTAAGAGTTCCCAGAGTAATAATACTATTTTCACCATCTGATGTAATGGCTGTTATGGTGCCAATTTGCCAGCCGTCAGCACTGCCAGCGGCACCAGCTACATAGAAAAGTGTAAGCTGACCAATTGCACCACCTGATGCCAATAAGCGCTCCGTTTCTGCTTGCACAAGCTGCCCAGCGGGACCTTGGTTATATCCAGCCGTTGAAGAATTGAACTGAACCGTAACAGTTCCTCCAAGAACTCCAGATGATGGAGTAAGGCATGGTTCTGGAGGCGCATCTGGGCCACCCGGGCCACCGCCACCCGGGTCGACAGTTGGGTCGACAGTTGGGTTACTACCACCCGGCAATAGTTCAACTATACCACAATCACCACGAAGCACTGTCTTGATAGGTTCAAATAAAACAACAGGAGAAGCGCATATAGCATCCGACTCTGTTATCAACACTAACTCACAGCTAATACGCGAAACGCTAGTAGTGCTTATGTCAGCAGCCGCCGACGTCCATCTAACACGTTTGAAATAATATGTAATATCATCAACATCCTTAGAGGATAAGGCTGCGTTATCTTCAAGAACTTGTATCGTCGTAGAACAGAATCGAATGGCGACGATTCTAATGCTAGAATCTGTGACGCCAACTTCGATAATGCTATCAACAGGAACTGCATTAAAATCTGTAATTCTAATACCATTAAATAGAACAACAGCACCAGTTGTGCGTTCAGCCAGTATAGTAGCCTGACTTTCTGTATTAGCTGCTGTTTGCGTATTGAGTTGCGCGTATGATAACTTAGCATTAAACGTCCATGTAACGTAAGCACCCACCTTCCAGCCTGTTTTCTCGCGCCCAATATCAAATCTAGCAACGCGGATTCTATCGTCAGCTGCGGCGCCAAAAGGAAAACCACGATATTTTGGTAGTGGGGTTACTATGTCAGATACATACTTCCTGTATGTATTCCCTTGCTTGCTGTCTGTAAAGATGGACGCATAGATTAGGCCATACTCAATTGGCTCATTAAATACTAAGTTCAACTCTGCAGGCTTATGCTGCACATTTGGAGACCCCGTCGTAAAGTCTCCGATATACATGCCCACAGTCTCTACATAAGTAGAGCCATAGTATTCATACATACCACCACTTGTAATGAAAAATAACTTACGAAGGCCCGGTATCTTTACCTCCGCAAACTGCTTGATACCCAGAATACCTGTCAACTTATCCAAACCTACCCATGTGTTTCGTATTGTATCATAGACTAAAACAGCATCGCCATGAACAGTCTTAACAAAGAACATGGCATAGTCATCATAGTTGATAGCGCAAGTAACTCCTTGTATAATACCATCCATCAACGGCGCAACTTGAGAACTGAACGGAGAATTCTTACCTTCATTCTTCAACTGCAACACAGCATTGAAGCTACGAATACCACTAAATGTTAGGAATGCATTATCACCCTGCAACTCAATGAATGAAAATTGATTCAGCGGCCCCGCTGTGAATAGAGGTATGTTATTGAAGGTAGGCTCACCATAGATGGTAGTAGTAAAGACAGGCATCATCATGTAACTACGATAAGAAGTGCCTATGAAAATAGCATTAGCATCTGTGTTAAGGCTCTTAATACAAGTGATGGCCGCGTAGTCTATGGCATGCGACACAGTAGTAGCATCACCAACTTTATCGCCAGCATTATCAACAGCAACTACGAAATCTAAAGGACGTCCTGTAACAGACCTGTATATCTCAGTGCCTGAGGGTGACACAACATACAAGATACCATTATGGTATAGCATCTGCTGGCCGATGGGAACATATTCTTGATTAGAAGGCAACCATTGTGCAAAGGTGTTCAGCTGGCGAGCTGTTGCGTTACTGTTAATAACCCATGGTTGATTGATACCATCCTGCACAACAACACACTGCGGAGATTGTGCTATACCAGCACCTAACAGTATGGGTGCATTAGCAGAAGCTCCAGCTGTTCTATTGAAATTCCGGCCTGACGTGGGAACGAACTCTACATATATAGTCTCTACCGTGGGAGATAATTGTAAGTCGGGAATTTGAACGAAGTCAGAATCAGAGACTGCGAAATTCTTAAACCAAGCCTGACCACCTATAAATACTAAGGCAATAGAACCAGCAGCATATACACCTTGATACTTACAAACAGTAGGTAAGCCAGAGTCCACCCTAGATGGACGCATGATAGGCTCAATAATATTATTGCGCGCGCGGCCATTAACTAGCATAGCATACTGGTCATCAGCTAGTTTAGTAGTATCATCGAGGCGATTCATGCCGCCTCTAAAACTACCCTTAGTGAATGTAAGTTCTTTTTCCATTAGAAGTTAGTGTAAGCACCCGCGCGAACTGCTGACATAACACTAATACCAGCAGTTGGCGCGTATGTTATTTCACTTGTCGCATTTCGCATATACGATTCGTTGATTGCAGCGAGCACACTATTAGCTTTTATATCGTAAGCAGAAGCCCTAGTTAAAGAATCCTCGCCACTTTTCTTAGCGTAATAAGAAGACGCTGCTTTCCAATATACTACCTTATCGTATATGTTATCCAAGAAACTATCAGTATCCAATACTAGCACTGGCAGCGTGAGCTTATACAAAATCTCAACTAACGTGTTGCTAGGGCCAAATGTTTCATAACGGTCTAGTATCTGATAGTAAGGATAGGATACCTGCAACTCATTGTTGGGTAACACTGCAACCTCATGACCATCACTATCTGTCACAATAACATCTTGTGACATTGTTTTATTTTTCTGCATTGAGAAATACTCTACAAATGGAACACTACCTACCTTAGTAATGTCCGCGCCCGTAAATGAGATAGTCTCTGTTATTCTCGATGCAGTCTCAGTCTTGCCTGTTATGACAATAGAAAAACCACCAGCCACAACCTGATTTATGGTGTATGTAAAAGGACTAACATTAAGAAACTCCTTCTTTAAGCAGGAACGATTCTTAAATCTCCATTGCAGGTAAGGATAACCTAGATAAGGTGCGGCCCAACCTAAACTTCTATAACGGGGACGCATATCTTGCTGCTTGATTTGCGTCCTTGTCTCATACCTGCGAGCAGCTAAGACTTTATCTACGTCACTCGGTAGCGTAATTATTTGATTCTCCGAACCAACATCAAATATCTGCTCACGGTCAGACATATACAACTCATTATCCCTATATATCTCAGAAGCAGCGTCATTTATAAGCTTGTTTAGATAGCTCTTCTCTGCGACAGTAGACAAGCTAAAGCCGAAGTCAGACGCTAACTCTGAACGTATAGAGAATAACATATTAGTATATTTCTGTAATGGTAAGAGAAGAATAGCAAACACCACCATACAGGCCAGCCCCAGCACTATTACCATTAACATAGAAACTACCAAGTCCGCTAGGGCCAGCGCGAATAGTAATAGTCTTTGCCGCCAGACTACCTGAATTGATAGTATAACAGCCAACAAGTTGCATAGAACTAACATTAGCCCCGCAAGATACTGCATAAGAAGCAGACGCTCCATTTATGTGAAGTGTCGCGGTTGTTATTTGATTAGAACTAGCTGTGCCTGTGAGCACAAACTCCAGTTTAAGTTTGCTAGATAGACTACGCGGCGTGAAAGTTGTAGTAAGAACTTGGACACCCTCAGTAATTGTAGGAATTGTATTATCAACCGGTATGATCGTATTACAATCAACAACAGTAGAAATCGTAACATTAGTATACTGAATAGTGCCACCATTTTGCCACTCAACTCCGCTTGCGGCAGCATTGATACGCAGAGTTTGAAATGCAACGCCACCTATCTGCGACAAATTAGTAGCAAGGATAGTGCCAGTGGCCAAGTTAGTGCCTCTAATTGTAAGCCCTGCGATGTGTGTATTACTAATGCTACCAGCAGCATATTTAGCGGATGTAATAGCGCCAGCCAATATCTTAACATCTGTAACAGAATTAGTCGCAAGCTTGGCCGAAGTAACAGCGGCATCTGCAATGCTAGCAGTCACCACGCTGCCCACTTCGATAGGAGATATCGCCGTCACGTTAGTCCAATATGCTCCGTTCGTTTTATAAGTAAAAGGCCGGGGCGGGTCAAAGCTAGAATTCATCCAGATGAAACGTGAGAAGCGCGGATTAGCTACAACGCTTGGCGCGCCATTTGTATATATTAGCATGCCCTTATTGGCCGCAACTGTAGCATTATCAACAAGCTGATTTAGCTTGGCAGCTGTGACAGATGTTGAGCCTGTCATGTCAATGCCCTTATTAAGGTCATAGTCAGCAGCGACCGTTACTATAACTGTTGCAGCGCAAACAGCGCCAATGATAAATTGTTTGTTCTTCATAATTTTATACGTTATCTAACCAAGGACCACCTGCATTAAACATAAGAGGTAAAGGTAAGTCACCAAAATGATACCACCTAAGATACTGCAAAGCTTGAACATCATTTGCATCACCATCCACAAACGAAGCATCCTTAAAGAATATAACTTCTGCTATCTTTATCGTGCCGCTAGTAGTATCATAACCAGATGTTAAGCCTAATTGGATTGTCATGGTTGATGTAGATGCGACGGCGGCGGCGCAGTTCAAACCAGCTAACTCATCAATCCTTCCATACAAATTACCATTGAGCACTTTCGCTATCTTAATGATATGTGCACCAGTATTAGGTATAGTTAAATCATAAAATGCGTTCCGCCCATTTCTAACCTTATTTGTATTTCCAAAATTACTAGCAACTAATGGTGTGTGCAACAACCAGTGATTCATCGAAGGAGCAAGCGGTGTAACAGAGAACACAATATATGCAGTGAACGCATTCCAAGTGCCGGGAACAGATACCGACAATTTGTTAGAGTCAGTCTCATACTTAGCATATCCTCGCAAGAAGGTAGCATCTGCTGCATTATATGTAATAGGTATCATAAAGTATGAGACTGTTACAACCCACCAATACGTCACTCCACTGATTCAGAGACATCGCCAATGCTAAAACGTGGGACATCTCCGCTATTGATAAGTGTGCCTCCACCTGCCAAGCTGCCATATTCAAGACAATTTCCACCTGTGAAAGCATCCCACTTTGAGTAGTGCGTAACAGTGCCCCAGCTCTCAAGAGCATCTGGAAACCGAACTGAAATCTTATTTGTAGACGCGCCAAGGGCTGACGTATTCCATCCGGCAGTGGTGTTTACATAAGCTGCCCGTGCATAAGAAGCGGTAGCAACTTCGCCAGTATTGCCATCCTCGCCGGGGTTGGCCGTGTGCAGGCCGAAATAGACGTTAGCTGGCGCCGTATAGGCAGCAACGCCGTGAATGTGGTCGCGGATTTTATTTTCGAGATAGTTAGATGCAGCCATAGGTTTTGTTTGTTTACTTGTTTGTTTACTTGTTTGTTTACTTGTTTAAGGAATGGTCACAGTATCAATATAACGTGTCACCACTGAACCGCCAACGTCCGATGCATAAACGATAAGTTTCATCGTCTTTCCGTTGGAAATCCATGCACTTGAATTGTTACTCCCATACAGCGCGAAATTCACCAGACCAGTGTAATTACCGAGATCTCCACGAGGACTTGTCGCGTCATTGTTATACCCGCCAGAGGCTGGAACCCAAGTGGCTGGCTGAGGCATTCCCGGCCGGACTTGTCCTGAGAGAGTCAGCGAACTAACTGGCGCAAAATGGGCGAAATTCAACTGAACGCCTCCTTTATCAATAACAAGCGGGAAGACTCCGCCACCGTGGTTGAAGTCAGGTGACGTCCCATTTCCGACTGAAACATCAGTATACCACTGCCACGTTGACCACCCGTTAACGGGTGCATTGGCGTCAATAAACGAAATACAATGTATTGTCTTCGTTGTTGGGAAGTTAGCGAAGAAGTTAAACTGAACATCTGTCGGGTCATTATTAGCAGTAAAAACACCCCACGACCCGACGCGGTCAACATTCTTTCGAACATATACTACCTTGATTGTATTCGGAGCAAGCCCATACGCTGCTGTTGAAACAATGCTGTCTAGCTTAGTCGGATGCGAACGAGCCTGCGCCAATAACGCAGAGGTAGCTGCAATAGCGATAGGCGATGAGTAAAGAACCCACGGAGATGCTGGTGTCAGACCAGCGGACGGCGCCACAGCACCCGCGTCTGTTGAGTAGTATATGGTTGTCTGAGCTTCGCCAGTCAACGCCACATTGACAGGGGTAGATGCACCAGTAGCGGGGCTGAATATAACTGGAGTAAGTTGGTCAACAGGAGCATATACGGCCGTGGTAACTGCGCTGAACTCACCATCCAACTCAGCCCTAGCAAAAATTACTGCATCCTGCCCTGAGAATATAGTTACTGTTAAACCGGATGCACCACTGATGACTGACGCTCCTCCCGCTGTCACATCGCTTCCATCAATTGTGCAGTGAATAGTCGCGCCGGCGTTGCTGGTCAAAGTGATTACTAAATTTCCACTGGCGGGCACGATTGTATCGCTAACTGGACTGAACGTGACTATTGCTGGTGCGCCTCCGAAGGTCAAGATTCCAGATGCTCCTGTAGATATTGCGGAGTCAACACTCGCAATCGTAAGCTTACGATTATTTAATACTAAATTGCCGTCCAGCTGCGTGGCGGTGCTAGCGACCAGAGGCGAGCGCCGATTATTTAGGCTGCCGCTGTTGCCGGTAGAAACTTCGCTAGCACCCGCAAGGGATACGCGACTATTGTGTAATACCAAACTGCCGTCCTCGACGATGCTGATATTAGACAGTGAATTAAAGAACACATACTGAATACTTGTTTCAACCAATATACGACCGCCGATAACATCTGTCTTACCAGCAGCGGTGCTAAAGTTAGTCCAGCGATGAGCAACGCCAGCGGGTAACGTGGGGTCAATATTAGCCAGCGCATTAAATTCAGCACCATCAGCTAAAGCATATGGAGTAGCAACTCTTATATCCGTAGGTATAACACGAACAGAACTAAGCATACGGATAGCCGTAGCTTGTGTAACCACCGTCTCATTAGCAAAACTCCACACTTCTAATACAAAGTTCTTCTTAATCGTCTGATTCGTATACAAAGGCGCACCATCGTCATTCAATACAAAAGCATCATCTTGCCACAGCTTATAGCGTGTGACAGTCTCACCAACCCTAAATCGGATACATAAACCATAGTTAACACCTTCTGGTTTAGCAGGGCGATTAAGTAATATAAAGTTCTTACTGGCCGCGAAATTAAATTGAGTCACTATAACACTAGCTATCGCTGGTGCTACGTTTGTATAGCTAAACGCAGGCAATTCTACATAGGTCTTTCGATAACCCTGTAGATTTGCAGGCGTGAATTTAAGCCAATTTGTAAATGTATCAACAGCCATAATATTTATTTCGGCCGAGTTTCAACTTCACGTTTTCCCAGCCCGTCCAGTATCTCCAGCATCCGCGCTTTCGGAACTAGGTATCCACTCTGCGGTGCCTTTTGACCCTTCTCCAGCCATGAGACTGCTTTGTCTGCTGGTATTACGGTTAAGCGCACGCAACCGCTCGTCAAGAGCAACATTAACATCGCCACCATCAGCGATAATCTTGCGAGCTTCGTCTTCATATTTCTTTAATATCGTTCCCGGCAATTCATCGTTCGCGGCCTTCCGCTTAATAAGCCACACCACAAAACCAAAGACAGTAGCAATCAAACTGATGATTGCTGTTATCACTAGCAATCCCACTTTCTCAAAGCCAACGCTTTTCTAGTAGGCTCTCCATTAGGCTTTTTCATAGGCCCATCAACGCCAGACATTCTAGCACAAAAGGACTTCCTACGACCAGCATCAGAGGGGCTTCTAGCAGCTTGCTTTGCACTCACTGGAGGTTTAAGATTGCTTCCGGTTGCATTATTATACCTGGCCCTGCCTTTAGCAGTTAATCCACCAGTGCTTGATTTCTCACCTCTGCCAACGCTCAGATTAACAGATTTTGATATAACAGTCGCTGGCATTGTTATTTAGAGTTAACATCCTCGCTGCTCTTGTCGTTGTCGCGAGCCATGATTAGGCCGATGCCAGCAGTGACAGCAGCAATGACAGAAGTCCAATCAGGATTCGTCAGGCTGTTACCATCAAACATCAGGCTACAAGCACCTGCAATGGCCGCAACAATAGCACTTACACCAGCCGCCGTAGTTTTCCAACTTGAGTTTTTCATATGTTTATTTGTTTACTACGCACCGAAAAATTTACTAATGACATGAACCAATCCTCCGGCTCCAATACCAGAACCAATGGCTATGCCTAATAATTTCTTTTTGTCGCCTTCAAGCTCACTCACACGCGAGTTTATTGATTCTACGCTAGTCTTCATATCTCTATGATAAATCTCAGTATTACTAACATGAGCATCAAATTTAGATTCAAAACGCGCAAGAACGGCGTCTAGGCTGTCTGGGTTGTATTCTGTTCTGTCTGGCATATTATGAATCAGATACGGAAAGTTAAGAGAAATATAAAGTGGGCCGTTTTTGACTGGAACGACCCGAAACCATGTCTCTACAACAACCTCTCCTTACTCACCTGCGCGCAGACGGCGATAGATAACAGGAATCACATTACGGCGACGAGTAGGGCAGATACCCATAGTCAACTCAGAGATGAGTTGCAGCTTATGGCCATACTTGTTAGTGTCAAGAACAATATCATTGTTCTCATCGCGCGTCTTCACAAGGATATCCTTGGTGATACGAGTCATACCATTCCACTGCAATCCACGGAAGTCCTTCATGGACATCTCACCCTTAGCAAACGCAGCAGGCGGCGGTCCGACTTCCAACTTCTTATAACCATCCGAACCGAACGCGAAGCTAACCTCGAAAGGCGCAGCGGTGTATGCAGGATTAGGCTTAGTCTCGCCAAAATCATGTTTAGCAGAATCCGTTTCGACAACCTGAGGAGCAGGAATAGTTCCATCCGCCTTAATGCGAATAGGGAAGCGTTCAAGCATAGTCGTCCAGCGTCCGAAGAAACTACCACGGAACTTACCCGTGACAAGGTCCAAGTTAATCTGGCGATTAGCGAGAAGGAACGGGTCGAATTGGAAGTTATCCCAAACCTCACCAGAGGTAACAAGACAATACTTACCCTTCAAACCTTCATCAACCTCCTGGCTAGCAGAACCTTCGTAATAGGTAGCTTCGAGGTCTGTGGTCATAACGGTGCTAAGTTTAGCAAGCTGCTTGAGCGAAAGCCCACCGGCAACGCCAGCACCAACAAGCGCAACTAACGCTTGAACTTCAGCTGTGTTCTTAGCTTCAGTAAGACCAGCAGCGGCAACGCTACCAGCGATGTGAGTGGCAGCAGTCAACTCCGCCGTTCCACCAGTCTTGCCAGCAATCCAAACAAATGGAGAAGCATGGAACAGGTAAGTGCGATAGAACATATCCTCGGCAACCTTAACCTTGCGAGCAATATCTTCATTCGCGGCAGTAACGCTATCAGTCAGGAAGTCCTGAAACGACGGCGTAACATCCAACAGCTGACTCTCGAAGCGATGCCAGTGAAGACGCGCAGATTGCGCATTCTCACGAACTTCGATAACATCCTTCTTTGGGTCTACCGTAAGCAAGTTCGGGAAGAACATGTTACGAAGAACTGGAGCGGGTTCTTTATGCACACCCTTCATCACTGAACCCATGTTAGGAGTCCAGCGCTGAGAACTGAGCAACTTACCATACGTCTCCCACTGAGGGAAGAATTCAACCTGCTGTTTAGCCAGATAAAAATCCAGCTTGTTATACAGAGCAACATCTTGCTCAGACCACAATCCTGCTCCGATATTGTCATTAATACTATTGGGCATATTAGTTTTTAGTTAATTGTTTGACATTAGAACAGTTCTAATATCGCGTGCTGCCCTAAGCACAAAGAAGAGGCAAAAGAAATTTGGATTGAGTCAGTCTCCAGAAGAACTCAATAGCAAAGAGAGCAGGAACTATGCCAACCCTTACAGATTAACATAGCTCCTGTTTGGTATCACTAATAATTACCGACGCGCTAATACCTGCTTAAACATATCAACAGACACCTTATCATCGTCGCCTGTGTGACCAACAGCACTACCATTAAACGCGCTAGATGGCGGCTGCGCATTTACCTTTGTAGCGGCCCTAGCTTGTTTCATGGAATCCAGCTCGGCCTTTTGCTCCATCGTAAAGGCATACATCTTAGCAAACATGCCAGACAGTGGATTAGTTCCCTGACCCTTCTCAGCAAGTAACTTATGCATCGTATTGATGTATGGGTTATCTGCAGACTTTACATACTGGGGGAAATAGCTATCCTCAGCTTGCTTAAATCCGTTCACATATTGCTGATGATATTGCTTCCAGTTGGACTTTACGTTATTCACATACTGAGACTGCTCGCCCAATATCTGCTTGGCCTGTTGCAAATAACCTAACACAGCCAGCTTAGCTTGCGACGAAGATTGCATCTCCTTGGTGACATACTGACCCTTAGCATCTATGTCCAAGTCTTGCCAGTCATCACCAGCTTCTATCTTCATGAACTGCTGTTGCCAATGTTGCAATTCATAGTTAGCCTGCTGCGCTGTAGCCTGTGCCTTGCGCACCTCAGGATGTAGCGTGTAGCCATCCTCATGCTCATAATAACTAGCAGGTAGCGTGTTAGATTGCTGCGGTGCCTTCTTTAGGGTAGCCAGTTCACCCTCTGTAACGCGCTGTTGCTTAATGATTTCCTTAACATGATTAAAGGATTCATTACCCATCTTCCTGAATAAGGGCCACTGCTCTTTCGGTATCATTAGCTCCGTAAGAACACCATCCCTAGACTCCATGGATTCTGCCCTTGGTGTCTGGCCATCTGGTCTAACTTGAGTCTTAGAGAAGGCATCCTTGAAATCATCAATGGATACTTTATCATCAGACCCAAGGTCTAGCTTTGGAGCGGGCGCTACAGATGGTTCAATCGTAGGCGTTGTTAACTGTGGTGGCGTTGTGTCTACAATAGGAGCTGGCCCTGCTGGTGCGGATGTGACACTAGCAGGAGCAGCCGTAGAACTTAAACCTTGCGCGGCAAAACCATCACTAATTGCATTGTCGAATATATCAGCCATTTTTCAGTATTGTTGTTATTTTGTCTATCGTTGCTAACTCTACCATCTTCCTTGCGCATTCATTATTATCACCAGATAATGCGAATGCTTTCGCAGATTGTTCTATATCCTGCCTAAGACTGGCAAGAGTCTGCACAAATTCAATTGTCACTGGTTGTGTAAGCCAGTGCTTACGTTCCACGAGTCTAACGTGAATGGACGAGGCGGCCTCTTGTAGCGCTATCCTAGCATCTAAGTGCGGCTTGCCCGATACTATTTGTTGATAGTTTGCAGCTGTCATGGCGTTTGTAATACTTGTTGTATCTGTTGAGCCATCTGTTGAAACTGCTGCTTATTCCCCGCGAGACTATCTGCTATCTGGTCAGGCGGTGTATTAGAAATTTCCTGCATGATACCTAACATACCCTGCAACAGTTGATTCTTCTTGTCGCCCTGTGCCATCATTTGCGCATAGCGCGCAACATCCTGCGGGAACATCTCCTTGAGAATATCCATCAGGAATGCTTGTGCTAATGGCGTAGTGGAGATGATAGGCCATATAGTCTGCATCCTATTTAACTTCTCCGCACGTTGCACAACATCAATATCACCGGCAGGCTTGATATCAAATACCTGTCCCAATACCTGTTTGTTGTTCTCCGTAACAGATTGCGTCATCTCCGGGAACTGTGGGTTAATAGGAACTTCCTGTGTAACGGTTAGGAGTTTAATCTCATCCCTTAGTGCTAAGTTTTGCACAATCGGCCATGCGAAGTTGAATATGTCACGTAACCACGCAGCCCATAACATGACCTGCACACCCTGCAATAGAGCAGCCTGCTTCTCAGCAGCACCAATCTCTGTGGCTGTCTTACGACTATCTTGGCGGTTATTGACAGCAAAGTCAACACTGCCCGTTTCAGCCTGCTTAGCCACGCCCATTGCTTGAGATAGCTGAACAACGAAACCTTCCGGCCAAGGAGGACTCCACCAATTTATCTTCTTGTTGTATATACGGTCAGGTATCAATTCAACATCAACAACAGATAACTTACCACCCTGCGATTCATCCTGCTCTGGAGAACCATATACGTTAGACGCGCGCAATGCACCATTAACTGCGCTTGTCCACAAAGATGTCTGAGCCTCTTGGTCAGCATCATCCAATTGCGCCCTACCAATTTGCTCTGTAATTTGCTGTTGCTCGGTAAGCGAGTATGACAGCAGCTTCAATGGAAACTCTGTCTCGTCGATAGGTTGCCACTCTTCTCGCGGCTGGGGTATGAACACAACTGTGCCATCAGCTAACTGCTGTGGAACATTCTCTGTAATAGTAACTTTCTGACGTCTACCTAAGTCCAGCTTAACAGGTGCAGACAACCACGAGTCTAGCGTATCATTCAACCACCCTACATATACAACGCCCGATTCATCTTTTATGAAAACTTTGTGTATAACGATTAGTCGCGTCCTCTCGGCGCCCATAGTGGCGCATAAGCGAGTAACCATGTCTTGGCTAAAGTTATAACGAGCAAATGTCCTTAGCTGCGTAGGTGTAACTTCAAAGCGCCGGGCCAACATATCGTTAGCACCAAGCTGTTTGCAGTCAATGGGCATGACAAGATTCTCATGTCCGATGTGTGAGATACCTACCTTGAGGGGTTTAGATTCATCATACTCAATCTCCACAGAATCCCATCCATGCAGCTGCGCACCATCTAGCGATTTGAAGTAATCAATCTCCCATCCGTTATACTGCATACCCTCGGTGAATTGCGTCTCAAGCGGGTCGACGTTAATAGTGGCGTCAGACAGGCATTTGAAGACAGCAAGACGACGAGACTGTTTAAGGTATGCAATGAATGGTGGCTGCTCGTTCTTGATGTTAGCATCTATAACACGACGGGCAATATACGTCTGGTCGGCGCGCAACTTGCCAGAGGCACGCAATGCTTCAACGTCAACATTCATGCGGCGAATGCGGCGGTTCATTGAAGCCTGTGTGCGAATGCGGTCAAAGTTACCAGACATTAAGACGAAAGCGTCTTTAATCTGCTGGTAGTTTTGGATGTCTAAGGGTTTATCTGCGTGTATTGACATAGTATTATCGTAGGAAACTTATCAGTTGTGCCGTGCTAAAGTTAATTCGTTTGACTGGTTTTGTTAAATAATCTCTACTATCACCAAACTTTATTTCATTGTCCCATTGTTTTTCTATCTTATCTTGTTGCTTCATATTAGCAACCTCGCCTGTTGTGGGTATGCCTGTTACTTTAGATTTGGTCTTAACCACACCACCACTCTCGTTAATCAAATCTCGTATTACGTCTGCAGTGATACCCACGAATGCTAATGCTAATGCATCACTTCTATCTGGCGAACCATGACCCTTAGTTCTAGCTTCTCTCTTCGCCTCCAATATGATTCTACCCTGCGTCTTATGTTGCGTATAGTAACGAGATGTTAGCTGACTAATAAGCTTTGGGTCTGTAAGGCCCAGGATTAAGCATTCGTCAACTAAGCGTCTAAGATTAAAATATAACTCTGCGCCTCTGTTACCGTATATACCTGCGGGGTTTATAGGCTTAGATTGATTCGTAACCCAAGAAAGTTCCCAACCTTTTTCACGAAAGCTTTGAGCATAAGCCGCGCCAACACCACCATGGTCCGCAAATATATTACGAGAGTTGCTCTTTTTGAATCCATGTTTTTCAAATAGTTCTATGCAATAGTTAACCACATTATCGCCAGCCTTAAAAGCCAGCATGTCTGTTATCTTATTACCATCTAAAATACAAATAGCATTCTCATCACCACCAGCAGCTAAGTCCAGTCCGGCCCGTTTTCCATATGATACATGCGGCCCAGGGAAGTTTATACACTTCTGCACGCTTTCTAATGTTACGACTATCGCCTCATCCAATGATGTGAACTCAGCAAGACGCGCAGAACGAAACCACGGATGATGTTCTCCATATGCGGTCTTCTCTTGCTCAATGCGTAGTTCGCTTATGTGAGGACACTCTTTAGCCGTTACCTTTCGTGCGTAAGTTCTCCCAAATCTAAACGATTCTGGATATACATCTGCTCGCTTGTAGTCATTATACATTCGTCCGGATGTCTTACCCGGGGACGATATGATAATCCAGCGGTTGAATGTGCATCGTTCCAGAGCTTCGAATATAAGGTCGTTAACTGTTTTTCCTTCATTGATAACAATCGCAAGTTCTCCTTTAGGATAGTCTGGAAACGGGTGGAAGCCTTCAGCGCGTCCTGGTTCATCGGTTGAGAATAGTTTGATTTCACTGCCTGTTAGTGTGCACGCTATGTGCATCTGTTTGATAATGAATATCTTCGTGCCTAATTTATCGTTAATCGAGGCGCATAAAGAGCGTATGTAATTCTCAGTCTGAGACTGCAACTGCATGTATGAAGATGATGTTATGATACAACGTGACCTTATCTTCGTAATAGCATGCCACACTGCAAAAGGTGCTATAACATAAGCATCCTTACCACTACCGTTACAAGCGCACAGAATATGGCGCAAAGGATTAGCTTTCGAAAACTCCGGCTGTGCAAGAAACATCGCCTCTTCCACCTGCCAAGGATACAATGCAATATCACCATTCTGTATGCTAGGATGAAACGTAGCTATCAACTCCGCAGGCGACTTCAAATCCAAGGGCGTATACTTACCCTGCAGGCCTGGAGCTAGCGCAATATCCAACTCTTCATCTATTTCATCTGGCTTTAGCATTGGGTATTCAAACAGCTACCGTTTCTACATTTACAATCCGGCCCAACATGGGAGAATTACCAACTTGCTTCATCTTAACGTCTAATAGTTCACGCGCTTTAGATATCTCCTGATTCAGTGCTAGTATGTTTAACTGTATGTTGGGTAGCAAGTTAGCCTTAAGGCGCCGTTCATTACGTCCTGTAACTTCCTCGTGTAGATATATTGCCATTCGCGCCCTAACCATATCATTCTCACTGTGGTCTAACAGAGTCATCATCGTGCGCCGTATCTTTTCCTTATCCGAAGCGTTAAGGAAATCAGGGTTTGGGGCTGGGGCCGGGGGAAAGGAGACAGGTTGAAGTGAGTTCTTTTTACCATTCTTAGCATTCTCAATTGTGGCCTTTTGAAAGCGGTGACTATGTTGACTAAGCAACATCTTAATAGCTGCCGGGTCTAATTCACCGCCTAATTCGGCCCCTATGTCCTCTACAGACATATCCTGCTCATCATACATATTCACAATATCTGACTCAAATCCATTCATACTATTAAGAATTAATATCACCACCTCGGGGCCAATAGTCCATAGAAACACCATACTTCGCCCACCAATGTAAACACATCTTCATGGAACCCGCGCTAAACATTATGCTAGTATCATTCATGTAACACAACATCAGCAAGTGTTGTGCCATGTTGTAATATACATATTAGGGTAGGAAGTTATAAAATTACAATTTTGTGAGACAGTGATAGTATTCCGTAGTGTGGAGCTTCTGGGGTATCCTTCTGCTGTTCTGCTCCGCTGTTCTGTTCTGCTGTTCTGCTCGGCTATGTCATGCAATGATGCAATGATGTCAACGTAGTCAATGAAGCAATGATGCAATGATGCAATGATTAAGAGCTAAGGAAACATCAAGTGATTCGCATATGTTGATTCGAGGGATTTGTGGTTGTATGTATGGTTGGTTGATGTGGTTGTTTATTTCTAATATAGGAATAAATATGCTATATATTTAGAATATACATATATTCTCTATATATTCCATTATTCCGAATAAATAGACCCACCGGAATAACAAAACACTTTTCAAAACTTATGGAATCAAAATACTCGAATAATAACGATAAAGCGATATGTGCTAGGTGTAAGGATTTCATGTGCTTGGCTAGGTGTAAGGATTTCCTATATAGGGTGTCAGCTGGTCTGCTCTTTTACATGCCGTATGTGTTCACTCGCCCTTGCGCTTTCCGCGCGCGCGATTTGAACTCGCCCATCATATTTTTGGACATTTTGACAGTGAATTGTATGCAATCATGCACTCGTATGCAATTAATGCATACGTTTCAGTAGAAACATACATATATGCAAATCATGGAACTCGTGGAAGCGCAATTTGATGCAAAGGCATTCTCGCGCTCAAAGTTGGTCAAATCAGTCTGTGATGCGCTCATTCTCGCCAAAGAGGATGTGACGCGCGGCGTTAAGGCGCAAGTGTGCAATGCTGTGGACAGCTATGCCAAGCAGCAATTGGAAGCTGTGAAGGTGACTAACTATGTCTCCACGCGCATCAAGACGGTGTTGGGCAATGGTAATGACGGGCAACACTTGCGCGAACAGTTCAGCACCCTCGCGAACACTGGCCGTGAATTCACGCCTAGCGAAAGCGTCATTGAGTTGATGCGTATGGTCAACGAGAAGCGTTGTGCATTCCTCAAAGAGCCTTCAGAGGCACGCATCAAGTCCTACTACAACTATCGCCGTCGTGCATACTTGGCTTGCTTCGACTTGGAGCAGACTTGTATCACAGAGGACGTTGAGCAGGCTCGCGTCGCTAAGGAGCGCATCAACAATTGGTCTGTGGAAATCCGCGCAATCGGTGTGGAAGTTTAATACGCAGCAGTTCCCTTTCGCAGGAGGGGATTGCCTACAATTCATCAGGTAAGCGCAGAAGGGAGAGTGAATACTCCTTGACTTACCGTTGGACATAGAATTGTTAGCGTTACTCTTTGTTTTAGTCTCTCCAAGATTACCAGACGTAGTGCGTTATTTAATGCCGTCGGATGAGCCATATCATCCGTTACTTATCGACGATATACCAGACGTAGTGCAACGCTGAATAGTTAAGCACGCGTAGGGTAGAGTCAACGTAGCCGCTGTATGTTTAGTTCAGCCCAGTTTCTAAACATTGCGCGAAGCAGTTGATGGCGGGGGTAATGTGAGATACCTGCATGGTGTGGGTAGAAAGGGAGAGGCGTAAATCAGCCACCTTGTTGCTTGTGCATATTGTGAGCAACCACGAACATGGAGACAATGCATCCATATCACGCACAGAGGATATATACTACCCAGAGATGGGTGGCTGTGAATATGTCGAATTAACAGCAAGAAGATAGATTACTTAGCAATGAGTAGTCTGTCCCTTATAGGGCCGAGGTTAATGGTATATTAGCTTGGGCCTTATAACGGACGGATTAAGACAATACCTATATGAAATACTATGTTATCTGGCGTGACTTCGGAATCACGCATCATTATCGCGTGAATGCGGACGGTGAGGTGCAACACTTGTGGCGCACTAAGTGGGTTCCTTGCGGATATGCGTGCGAAGAGGAGTTGATTGCCGATGGCGCGGAGCTTGGTGAGTTCGACTTTGCATTGAATTAGTCACTTTAACCATTGGCACTGTATGTGCTAATGGTGTATTAACGCACCGACATTCTATGGCTAGAGTTGTCCGGTGTTGTTTCCTCCCTCTAGCGTGTGCTATGTAGGGAGGCTTTCCCTTTGCAACCAAGCTCTTGTTGGGTAGCCACTTTATGTTAAACATTAAACGTGCTTACAAGACCATCAGCAGCAAGTGGTGGTGGGTAGTGGCCGGGACAGATTTACTGTTAACGGCGGTAGTTGTGTGGTTGTTGGTTATGCTTTAAGCCAATGTAGCCCAATCGGTAGAGGCAGCGGACTTAAAATCCGCACAGTGTGGGTTCAAATCCCACCATTGGCACTATTTTTATGAAAAAGAAAGAAGTAATCTGTTTGACGGCGGTGATTACGTATCTGGACGAGAGCCAGACATGGCATCACTTCAAGTCTGGAACCGCACTGAAAAACTGGCTGAAGAGACAGAATCTGTGGTGTCACAAAAGCTGTTCTATCTTCGTTGACTCACAGGACGAAGAAAAGTGCCAAGGACGTGCGCCCACCACGGGCCCGTAGCTCAATGGTTAGAGCAGGCGACTCATAATCGCTTGGTTACCGGTTCGAATCCGGTCGGGCCCACCATTTCGTAGAAACACAACACAACACAACACATAGTATGACCAAGACACACGCAGACCTAGATTGGATATGCAAGCTACACGACTCGCTTAATGTAGAGATGGAGCGAGAACGCATATATTACGAGAAACATTACGGCCACAAGCCATACGTATTGGCGCAGCGGCTAAGCGAAAATACGATTGTGTATGAGATGGCACATGAGATGCTTGACCATATGCATCGAACTGCCGTGGCCTCTACACAGGCATTGCGGGGGATGGTGCGTATTGAGATACCACTGCGCTAAAGATATGAAACATAACTGTAACACACCAATGAAACGATTGCAAGATGCCCTGCGTGGATACTTAGTATCTAATTCCATTAGGCTAGGCACGAAGAAAGCCAGGTATTTTGAATACACATTCATCGCTGGCTATACACTCAACAGAAGGAATGTTCCTCCCATCCTGACCATTTGTCAGTTCACAGGACGTAGTATTTTATCTCTTTAACCCTTGGCATGAATAATGCTAAGTATAGTTTTGTCATAACAACTGACACCCGTCGGAGATAGAGCAATCTATTATTGTCTCTATATGTTATGACAGATTGCAGTAGTAACCAGTAAACAAACAAATAGTATGTCTGAAGTTAATACAATCGAGTTGCCGAAGCCTGATGCGATTATCGTTGAGAAATCTGGACACCAGTTGGTGATTGACTTCCGTAAGAAGAAGTCTGGAGCGAGCGCGGGAACGTATGTTCCCTTTCTCCCCAAGGAGAATGTTACGCTTGATTTCCTGCGTAATGTCCTTGGTGATGAGTTCCTCATCTCCTGTGGTGTGACGCGTTATAACAGCGCGTTGGGTGACTGGAGTGAAGATGTGGTTGAGAAGAAGGGTCTTTTCTCCATCGAGGAGTTCGTTAAGCGTGTCCTGTCTGGTAAACTTGTCCGTCTCAAGATTGCAGAAATCAACGAGCAGCTGGACGAGATTCT